AATACTAATAGTTTTTACAATCTTACTTGCTTTTGGCATTTTTCATATCTTTCAATTTTTTTATTTCTAAGTCACAATAGTGCTTGACCTTCTCCAGATCTTCTACACCATTTTTTTGTAAATATCTACAAACATATTTCACAACGTTGCCCTGGAAGAATGATAAATCATTCTTTGAAATAAATTCGTAAGGTTGAATGTGAAAGTCCTTGTAGTGACTTCCACCTATTTGTCTGTCTTGAGGAAAAGCTTCCTCAAATATATCTTTGTTTGTCATTTGTTGTCTCCTTTTCATTGTAAAAATTGTCTTGTTAATAATGGAAAAACATGTTTTTGATTGTATTGATAGATCATTAAATGTTTTCTTGGTCTTGATGTAGCAACATAAGATACTCTAGTCTCTTCATCCTCTTGTTTTCGACTACCACTGTTATAAGATTTTAAAGACTGTGGCCCCCAATTAGAGTCTACAATTACTATGTCAGCTTCCATACCTTTCACAGAGTGAATAGGTGCAATTTTTATATTACTCTCTAAGTTAGGATCTCTTTCCCAACAAGTTCTCAAATATTCATTTAAATGATTGTTATCTCTAAACAAAACACTATCTGTTTCAAACTTTAAAATTTCAAACCATTTACAGTTTATATCTCCTTGAAAATAGTATTTGTTTTTTATATCTTCAAAACTTAAATATAAATCTGGATCTTGTAATTCTGGTGGTTGTGTGTCAGCGTGTTCTAATGCACCTTTCTTTCCATACTCTATTAGTCCTGGCTGTAGTTTTTTAACCATTTTTAAATATTGCTTTCCTTGTATAAGCCCACCTGATTGTAAAGTGTCCCAAGCTTTAATTAATTCTTTTCTGTCTTCTTGTTCAAAGATAGTTCTAAAAGAAGTACCTCTGTCATGTGCATAATTTTTTTCTTTAAATATAAGACCATAATCTATACAAAAATTTTTAAAGTTTTTTGCAAGGTTATTTGTTCTAGCACACATTATAACATCTGATTTTGAATTAATACTGTTTGCTAAAACTCTTAATGAATCAATAAAACCAAAACTTCCTTCTTTGTTTGGGTCACATTCAAATTTTGTCCCCAATCTATCCTGTATCTCTCCCTGTATTTTCATCACAACTTTATACACAGCGGGAGGTAATCTGTACGTTTTAGGAAGAGATCGTACACATTCTTTTTTACATGGCCACCTTTGAAATATTCTAGCGTCAGAACCTTTCCAACCATAAATAGATTGATCATCATCCCCTACAAGAACTAGTTCTTCTGTATTTCTAGCTATCTTTGATATTACTTGCCATTCTAATTTAGATAAATCTTGTGCTTCATCTACTAATACAAGTTTGTAAGGCTTAAACTCAATATTTTTTACTAAAGATTTTTCTAGCATGTCATCAAAATCTATCATTTGATAATGGTTTTTAAATCTTGTAAAATTTTTATATACATAACTTATCTCGGGTCTTTTAAATCTAACTCTAGAATAACTAGGGTCTTCATCATAAAAATGAAAAATTCTTTGTAAAGGATCTTTTACTATTTTATATTCTCCATTAATTTTTATAGCTTTTTCAAAACCTAAAGAGTGTTTCGCTAAACTAATAAGATTCATGATAGATCCAAATTTTTTATCATGTTCTTCTGTCCATCCTACTGCGATAAGATCAGTTCCATCATAGTTAGTATCTGCTAGTTTAGGCCAATTGTCTGGATCAGTTTTTATTAAATCTTTAAATGTTTTTTTTGCACTTTCATTAAATATTTGAAACTGACTTAAATGATCTTTACAGAACTTGTGTATTGTTTTTATAGATTGTGCTTGTTTTTCAGTTAAAAATAAAGATAATGTTTTATCATTAATTGCTCTGTCTTGTAAATTTTCTACCGTAGCTTTTGCAAAACCTATCATTAGAACTTGATCAAAATGCATACCATTTTCAAAATTTCTTTTTAACATTTTAAGTATTTCAGTTGTCTTACCACAACCAGGTCCCCCTAATATTTTGTAACGTCTCTTGTAAAACCTATCTATTTTAGTAGTCATTTTCCTGTCTTTCTGATTTAAAATTTAGTACATCTTGTTCTACTTCAGGTTCTCTACCAAAAGAAACTTCATCTAAAACATATACCCATTTTTTAACACCTTCTTTTATATGAAATTTTTCTCTGCTAATACCTTTACATTTCTGTAACATTTGATGTGTTAAATCTATAGAAACTTTCCATTCTTCCATTTGTAAATGTTTGTAAAATCCATCAAATATAAATTTACGTTTGCCATTACCATCACTAAAAGGTCTACCCATCATGATTTGTTTCCTGTCTTTTGTAATTCTAAGATTAAAACAAAAGTCTTCTAAATGAGATTTTAATTTAAATTCTGGTAAACTTTCTTCTGGTGCATCTATAGGAGTAGCTTTTTGTTGAAGAGTTCTTATCTGCATATCCCAATTTTTTATTTTTGGTGGAGTCTTTCCTGTTTGTTCAGTTGCTGCTTCTCTTGCTAAATCTTGTTTAACTAATTCTTTTGAATACAATCTTACTTCATCACCATTAAAACCTAGATACCATATCTTTGGACTTGAAGTCACAAAAGACAAAGGACCCAATACTAATTCATTATCAATACCTCCACCAATACCTAACTTTCTTTTTACACATTCTTCTCTATTACAATATGTTTTTAACCAGTCTTGATCACATCTGTATTTATAATCTTTTTTATCTCTTGAACCTATTACATTGTTAACTTCACTATAACTCATCCCTCTTCCAATTGGTTCAAAAAATTTTTTATTATAGTCTAATGTTTTGTCTTGCCATTCTTCTGGATATCTTAATTTTATATACTTTGTCATATCTAAAAGAACTTCATTTCGTTGACTTTTAGGTACTCCAAATTTAGCTAACGCTTGCATACATGGAGGACCATCTTGGAACCAGTCCCCTACTTCACCTTCATCTATATCTGATTTTAATTTTTTTAATTGTGTGGGAGTTACTTTATTTCTTTCATAGTGTTCAAAGAACTCTTCAATCGTAGCGGCACTGCCATCCTCCTTTATCATATAACGTTCTGTATTTTTAGCATTGTAGTAAGGTAGATTAATCCAACTTCCTGCAGAACCTTTGTCTAAGTTTAAATATTTTTGAACGGGAAATATTTTATCTGGTTTACAGTCACCAAATATATTTTTTATTGTATGTAATTTTTCTCTTAACAACAAAGCAGGAACAGATTCTGTTAAAAATATGTAAACGTGTATGCCTCCGCTTTTAGATTTAAAAGGTATAAAAGGCACATTTATGCTTTTTATTTTTTTAAATAATTCTTCTACGTTTGGTTTATATTCATCTAAATCTATTGCACCCCACATACAAGTGCTATCACTTTTAATCGGACATAAACCTAAACTGTCTGCTTGAATAGTTTTATTTTTAGTTTTAACATCAAACTTTGTACCCTCTAAATGTGCTTTCCACATTTCTTCTGTATGTGCGTACGAAGAAGTAAAAGAAGTTCCAGATTTTTTACCATCACCAATACTTGTATCTATTTGATGATACCCGAATCTTTCTTCAAGCCCTGTAAATATCTTTCTAAATTTTTCTATCATAATAAATAATTTAAGTGGGCGACTCCACTCTCGCTTCGACGCCCACTACCTAGGATTCGATTAGTAAGGAGAGTTAGTCTTCTCTTCTGTACCGTGTTTAGCTTGGACTTCACCTTTACCTACAGACTCAGCAAAAGTTTTTGCTGTTCCATAAAGATTTGCATCTTCTACGGGACCAACTTTAGATACATCCCAACCAAACCACGTTCCTTTGTCATTAGACATCTGAACAGTAGATAGTTTATAAATGTGGCTATAAGTTGGCGGTGTGAATAAACCATTCTTTCCTTGCATTTTAATACCCATCATCATTGAGTTCCATTTTCTACTAACTTTAAGTTGAGTAGATTTCATAGAAATCAAAGCTGTTGATGGATTGTCTTCTACTGTTAATACAAAATGACTAGCAGTGTTATCAAGATAATTACCATTTGGTAATCTATCTTTGTAATCTTTACCTCTTGTGGTTTGACTAACGATATCACTATCTGCATCGTGAATTGCAACAGGTGCACCTGTACTGGTACCTCTATCTTGCCATTCTATGTATTGTCTTTTGTAAAAAACAGGTATGACATTTACTGTGTCATACAATGCATTAGTTACAGTATTTATTATTTTGCCAGGTTCTGCACCCTCGACATACTTACCATCACGCTTGTTTACTTCTGGTGATAGTTGTCCCAAAATTTTTAAGAAAGGTAACGCAAGATCTTCTTGCGATATATTTTGAGTACCTTGATTTGCATCAGCTTCAAATAAATTTGCTGCTAGTGCACCTTCTTTTTTTTCTGCTACTTGGTTCATGTTTATTTGTTCCTTTTTATAGTTGTTTTATTCTCTGAGAATATCCCAAAGATTTCCGTTGGCATTTCTTTACCTGCCTCAATACGCTCACGGACTAGCGCTTTCAGAGTCATGGGCTCAACCTTCATCTTTTGTGTCGGTTGAAACCCT